AAGCCAAAAGAAATTATTGCACAAGAGGGACATCGTATTTGGTTACAATCGTTCCAAGTTATTATTATTCCCATTATACTAGCAGGTGTTAGTTTCTTGTTGTTCTTTGACAGTTTAGACTGGCATACCAATGAACGCCCAATGTGGCAATATGCATGGGGCATGGGTGTAGCCACTTGTATTACTGCCATGCCAATGTTGGTTATTGCCTGTAAAGAAATTGGACTTTGGCCTAGCAAAATAAGTCGTAAATTATTAGCACTAGTTACCGTTGATGATCTTGTACTGTGGATAACCGTCGCAGTTATTGTTAGTTTAGGCAAATATGCCATCTATTCAGGTATGTTTTTTATTGTTATTGCTGCTCTTTACTTTATTTGGCCAAAGATATTAGAGTGGGCAGGCGAAAGTTCTTATGCTAATTTAACTGTTGCTATGGTGTTAACAATGGCAGCATTTAGTCATTGGGCAGGGTTGCATTATGTACTAGGTGCATTCTTGGCAGGTATGGTTACTCCCAAGCATACTGCTAAATGGAATGAAGGAATGGAAATGCAACAAATGGTTTGGCTAATGCCAGTATTCTTTATTTGGTCCGGACTAAAAACCAATTGGACCATGGACTTTGGCGCAATACTGCTAGGCGCACTTGTTATGTACGTTATTGCAGTTACCACTAAATTTATAGGAGTTTGGCTAGCATATCGAGGACAAGGACTACGTGTAATTTGTTTTAAAACCGCAATGTTACAAAACAAAGGTTTAATGGAAATCTTTTTGGTAACAATGTTGTTGACTGCTAACATTATTAGTGTTAACATGTTTGCAGCGGTAGTTATTATGAGTTTAATCAGTACTGTTAGTGCTGTACCGCTTGCTAGATTATTTTATGATCCCACAGTAGATAATATTTAAGGAAAGATTATGGCGACAAGAAACCCCCGAGCAGCAACAGAAGCTACAAAGCCTGCAACTAAAAAAGCGCCGGCTAAAAAGACTGCTAAAAAGATTGACTTTACCGGCATGACTCCACGTCAAATTGCTGATGCAAAAGGCGAGCCCTGGGTCAATGTAGTACAAGTAGAACTAGATCCAGACAATATTGGAAATGGTGCATTTGAACTAGAATGGAATGATAAGTTTATTGCTAACTTGGCACGTGCTGGATACAAAGGCAAAACAGACAGTGATATGGTAGATCAGTGGTTTGGAGAAATTTGTAGAAATGTCATTGCCGAGAACTATGAACAATGGGAAGCCAATCAACCTTATGATAATCGTCCCCGAGTAATTGATCGCAAAGATCTAGGTGATGGGCGTACCGAGGTAAGTTAAATGGAAAGTTTAAAACCACCAAAGATTCTAAAGTTTTATCAGCTGATGAAAATGTCTACCAAAAGTGGCTTGTACTTTTCCACTGTTGGAGGCTCTTCATCATTAACCGGCCCCGGTATGTACCACACACTACAAGAAGCTGAGCATCAGCGCACATTGGAAATACTCAGAGACATAGATGGTGACGCAAACTCGTATCACGTATTTGAACTAGAATTTCCCAATCCAGCATATAAAGAATGATTGTTTATGTCAATGGTGATAGTCATAGTGCCGGAGCAGAGATAGCGAATCCACATTGCTTTGCCCAAGACGATCCACTATATTGGGCATTAGGACGTCAACCGCATCCCGACAATTTAAAACTAAGTTACGGATGCTTAATTGCAAACGAACTAGGTTCTATACTAACTTGCGATGCCGAAAGTGCAGCCAGTAATGATCGCATAATGCGTACAACTTGGCCACATATAGAAAGTGTACAAGGCGGATTTGTCCAAGAAAAACCCAATCTTGTTATTATTGGGTGGAGCACTTGGGAGCGAGAAGAATGGCTACACAATAACACCTACTACCAAGTCACTGCTAGTGGTACAGATACAGTACCTCGTGAATTACAACAACGTTATCGAGAATGGGTCGTAGATCAAACACACGTGACTAGAGAACGTAAACTACTTGGCTGGCATGACCAAATTTGGCGTTTGCACCAAGCATTAGAAAACAAAAATATTCCGCATATATTCTTTAACACTTACAGTGACTTTGCAAATATTCGCAGTCGTCAAATAACAACAGATACAACAAAAGTTGTTCCCAATGAGTATGATTGGGGATTAAACTATGTGGGTCCGTATGATAGTAACCTGACCTATTACAATTGGTGCATACAAAAAGGATTTAAAACGGTAAATCCTAATTCTTATCATTTTGGTGCGGATGCACATCAAGCATGGGCAGAGTTTTTGATGCAATATTATGTCCAAATACTCTTGACAAAGAAGTCATAATATGCTATTATTATGCTATGAAATACTTAATTGTTGATACTGCTAACACATTCTTTCGTGCACGTCACTCAGCCGCTCGCCAAGCAGATACTTGGGACAGATTAGGCTTTGCTGCTCACGTTACACTTAACTCTATTGCCAAAGCCTACCGAGAGCAAAAAGCAGATCATGTTGTGATCTGTTTAGAAGGACGTAGCTGGCGCAAGGACTTTTATGCCCCGTACAAAGCAAATCGTGCAGTCGCAAGAGCCGCGCTCACCGAAAAAGAAGCTGAAGAAGACAGACTATTTTGGGAAACTTTTGATGAGCTCAAAACATTTTTCTCGGAAAAGTCAAATTGTACTGTTCTCCGGCACGAAGCACTGGAAGCAGATGACTTGGTGGCAGGATGGATACAAGCACACCCACAGGATTCACATGTAATTGTATCAAGTGACACAGACTTTTATCAGTTACTTGCTACCAATGTTGTACAGTACAATGGTATCAGTGATGAGCTTCATACACTAAATGGCATATTGGATAAAAAAGGCAAATTGGTTATTGACAAGAAAACTAAAGAGCCTAAGAAAATTCCCGACCCTAAGTGGATCTTGTTTGAAAAATGTATGCGTGGCGATGCTACAGACAATGTGTTTAGTGCTTATCCAGGTGTGCGTACCAAAGGCACTAAAAACCGAGTGGGCCTACAAGAAGCATTTGAAGATAGAAATAGTAAAGGATTTGCTTGGAACAATCTCATGTTACAACGTTGGACTGACCATAATGGCGTCGAACACAAGGTGCTAGACGACTATCATCGCAATGTGACTATTGTGGACTTGACTGCTCAGCCCGATGATGTTAAAATGAACATAGCAAAAACTATTGCAGAAAATGCTGTGCCAAAAGATATTCCGCAAATTGGTACCAAGTTTTTGAAGTTTTGTGGCAAGTATGATTTGAAACGCATCAGCGACAACATACAGGGTTATGTAGACTTTTTATCAGCAAATTATCCGGAGAAGACATGATTACATTAAAACAATGGCTAGAGCTAGCCAATTACCGAATCACAGATGGTGAACGTTATTTGTGGGACTGCTACGGCAAGGATACATATATGTTATCCAGCTGGAATGGCATACATGACCGAGGTGGCTATAGCACCGACATTGTATTTGATACACGGACGCAAATAGTATATGAAGTTGCAGCACATGACTTTACCAACGATCGTGCATATCGAATGATTAATCCCCAATACGTAAAGGCACATGACAACGAAGCTGCCACACGTGGGGTTGACATGAACACGGCATGGGATGGTGTTGAGTATACTGAACTAGATGTTGAAGAGGACTTCTTAGAAAAGGCCACTGCTATCGTATTAGGTCAAGATTACGACACACGAGTTATGATTCAATTAGAACTTGACAGTGAGCTAGAGATAGAAATTTATCGTCGTGCACATCAACTAGATATGACTGTGAACGATTATATACAAATGGCTCTAGTGGAATTGATCAAGTCTCGGGCACCTACATTATTGGAGACTGTGGATGCTTAGTGGGTTAACAGGAAGTCAATACATTAGTACATCAGGCGGTGAAGTCACTGGCGGCCCATACTTCAATGCCGATACTCCAGTGCCTGCCCCAGCTAAAGGTGCTCTGAGATTTAATAACGCCCGCATTGAGGTCTGGGATGGAAATTATTGGACTCAAATGCATGGGCTATATGGCTCGGTAAGCCTAACCCCTGACGCTGTTGAAGCAATCAATTGGATACGTGCAAAGATCGAAATGGAACAGCATATTGAAAAACTTGCGCAAGAACATGTGGCAGTTGCAGATGCACTGGTCACTGCAAAGGAAAGTTTGGACCGGTTACAGGTCGTTGTAGCACTAACAGACAAAGGTTTAAAATGATCGGTGATTTTTTTAAAAAGAAACCCAAACCAGTCAACCGTATAAGATACATCGACTGGGACAAGGTCAAAACTGTAGAAGACATGGTGGCAATCTTTAGTCAAATAGGACTAACAATACAGATAAAAGTAAGTGAGCAAGGATGGCGTGATCACGGAGTTGATCATTTGCTCACTGACAAAACATACAACGATGCTAATGGCACATGGGAAGAGGAAACAATATGATTAAATGGTTATGTAACAAAATAGTACGATGGGGTCAAGATTACGACAAATGTGATGAAGCAGTGTATGCCAGTCCCGTTACCACCGGTAAACCCACTAGACGCAAAGGCCATCGTTTAGGTGCCGACTTTGACAACCCCGACATTCCCAGAACATTTAGATTTGATGTCAGTGTGGGCCGTGGTGGTGTTGTGTTAATTACAAGACGCTATGATCCCAAAAAGGACGAGACTGTTGAGATCTTAAATGTCATACATGATGACCAAGACATTGCTGCTCAGGTTGGCCAAATTGTAGCAATGGAAATGCTTAAATCGTGACAAACATTTTATATGTTGGACCAAGTTGGGCTAATCGTAGTTATGATACTCACGATGCCTCTGAATCAGATTTTACTAGTTTATATAAAGAGTTAAGGTTAGATAAATTTAATGTTGTAAATTTATCTAAACCCGGATCTAGTAATCAATATTTTTTAAATTTGTTAGATCGGCCCAATCACCTAGACTCTTATAAATCCAAATACGATGCAATAATATGGGTTTATTGTGAGCCAGTGATTGAAATTGAGGATAGAGAATCTTTACTTAAATCTGAAAATTTTTGGGATTTACGACAACAAGCAAATAAAAAGATATTAGATCAAATCGCGCAATTAGGAATTCCTGTGGCATTAATCGGAGCACACAGCGATATTGAAAATTGCAATTATTCTAATTTAGAAATCGTACATTCAAGTTGGCAAAAATTTTTAGCCGAATATGCTGATGTTAAATTGGATGTTGGGTGGGGTTGCGAAGTGGCACATAGGTGGTTAATGGTAGATTATCCAAAAATAAAGCCAAGTAAAAATTTAGTAAACTGCGTAAGCGATACTTGGCGAGCTTGGTGCGAACTAGATCTCAATGGAGTGTTTTGTTGGTGCCATCCCAACAAATTGGGCAATGAGTTGTTTGCTCGCGAGATCGAGCAAAAAGTGAATACATGGATCAAAAATTTATGAGTGTTGAGAAGAAAATATTAGAAAAATATACACGAACACAATCGATGTTAGAGTCAAAATCTCGCAGTTGGCGATTGAGATTTTTTCATTGGCTCACAAAAGGACGAGACGATAGAGATCTTAAATGTCATACACGATGATCAAGACATTTCTGCTCAGGTTGGACAAATTGTAGCAATGGAAATGCTCAAGTCATGACACCTGATCCAAACTTTGCAAAGGTTGCGGCATCAATAAACGGTAGCAATTTGAAATCTCAAATTGATGCATATCAAAAGGCGAAAGCAGTATTAGAGCCAAAACCTCGCAGTTGGCGATTGCGATTTTTTCATTGGCTCACAAAAGGACGAATAACAATAGAGGAAGAACAAGTGGCAACAAACGCATATCAATCAGCATACGGTCAACTGCAAACTGTAACATTGGGCAATCCCAGTACTAGTAGTATGAATCTACCGGGTATAACATTTAAAATAACCAGTGCCAATGGTGGTACTATTGTTAGTGTAAACGAAAGCTCGACAAGTTATACACTGGGCTCCGAAGAACTTTACATCATACCCGATGGTGTAGAAGATTTTGATCGTGAACTGGGCAAAATAATCACCATGCATAGGATGAAACAAAAATAATGGAAACAATTGCTAAACCAGTAATTAAAAATAAGTTTTGGATTGTTGAACAATCGGGACACAAAATTGCCACTATACAAGCAGTGGATGAGAACGGTGGATTTGTATATGTACACGATGATCAACGCGAGCACTTTCCCAGCATCCGGTTGATCAGTAAAAAATACAATATTGAATTTGTCAAGGCCGATAAACCACATCGTCCCATTGATAACGATGTTTATGGATTCCCGGTTGAAGGTACTGCCCACAATCAAGTGCTTGATGTGCAAAGATACTTGCCCATCTATACCAAAGGTGCCAAAAGCAAAAGTTTCTTTTGTGCAGGGCACTACTTGATCAAGTTTGGTAACAATTGGGCTAGACAATTTTGTCCCAAGTTGATCACCCTTAATCGTTATGAATATCAAGGACCATTTAAAACACAAGAGCGTGCCGAGAGTGCATTGAAGGAAATTTATGAGTGAAAATGTACCGTTGCAAATAAAAATGTTCAATGATCGTGTGCGTGCCATGAACGCCAGCAACAGCAAAATTCTCACATTGAATCAACAAGAGGCACGTGCCTTACACGCAGAGATATATGATTTACTGGCATCATTTGCCGCTTTGAACCGATCCGGCGCCGAGGAGATTGTCCAAATTGCCATGGATGGTGGTGGGTTCAAGTAAAAGTGCGCATATTAAGATGATAAATAAACTGTATATCAAGGAACTAGGATGTCAAGACCCAAACCAACAGTATTGTTGGATCACGTAAACAAAACAACTTACAAAAGCGACCAAGTGTTGGCCAGTGAAGGTATCTGGGCAGTGTTCTACGACAATCAGCCCATCAACCTAAAAACTCATAATATTTTGGTAAGCTATCCCGGTCCCAAGTACAAAAAAGTCAGCTTCAGCAATTCGGGTCACGCAATTAATCTTTGCAAAAAACTCAACACCCTTTTCAAGACCGACAAGTTCACAGTGGTCTTGCTCAAGCAAGGTGACACAATCTACAAACCCTAGACAGTCTTGGATCGACCTGTTCACTGCAGGCGTCACAGTTGCTCCTCCACGTTGGTGGTACAACCCCATCAATCCCAAAAGTCTAAGACTAACACGTGAAGCCTATACTTGGATCAACAAGCATACCAAGATTCGACCACACAAAATTAAATTACAACGCGGTCTTGGTGGTCGACAATTCTTACAACTAGAACGATTGTTGACTGCACCTTATCTAGTAGACACCTACAAATGTATAGCAGTAATTGACGAAACCACTTTGATCATGTTGCAATTACATGC